TGCGAAGAAGCTACGTACCTGCTTTGTCATCGGGTCGCGCGCCCCGATGAAGCTCGTGAGGACAAGCCCGCCATAGATGTCGGTAGTGCCGTCGGTGATAGCACTGCGTAGGTAGTCGAGTAGTCGTGCATTGTCCTCGATAGCCTTTACCTTCTCGTCGGTATAGCTCTTCGCCTTGTTCGTCGCCTGATTGGCCGCGTTGTCCGCGTACTTGCGGACCTCTCCGTCCTTCTTTTCGGCTTCGGCTACCGCT